CTGGGATCACCTCTCCGTTTGCCGAAAATTTTAGAAGAACAGGTCTGACACTTTAGCACGTTAAAGTGTTAAACTTCACCGCGTTAAAGTGGTAACGTGTGAAAATATATTGTTAAAAATTTCACAGAGGGGTGTTCGAGAAAGTGTTCGATTATGCATGAACAAATCATGTCATGAATATTAACAAACTATGAACTATAAAAGATCAATAAAATTCCCACATGAAATTAAAAAATATCAGTAGACAAAAAATCAAACCATGGTACTATATAGATGTAACAAGAAAGAACAAACATCAAACGCAAATAAAGAAAGTGAGGATTGAAACAATGACATTTGATGAAAAGAGAGAGTTGATTTTATTAGCTGAGAAATATATAAAGAGTGGTGTACACACGTCAACACTTGAAAACAATGAAGTAAAAAAGATGATGAAGAAAATTGCCGCTAACGCGGTATGTATAGGACTCTACAATTTTAATCGTCTTGTAATTTCACATATCAGTGAGGGCGACTTCACAACAATTAAACCAGAATGGAAAGACGCTAGAGTTGGGATGGTAAAATGTTTAGCAATAATCAATAATGAGGGTGAAAATCTTAAAGACACTCTATCGCTTGAAGAAATTGAAGAAGCAGTACGTTTTACAATCTTTGAATTAGAAACAAGTGAGGATGATGATGAGTAAACCGATTAGAAAAGTCAACATTCCAGAAACCACAAGAATTAACTTTGTCGACAAGCGCACCACCATAAAGGAGACTTTAAAAGATGGAACAGTTAATTTTTATGATCTCGACGCTTCTCTACTCTGTGAGGGATACTTCACAAATCAGATTAGAGGCGAACTTCAAAGGGTGGAAACAGAGAAAGTTACATACTATACTTTCACTTTTAACAATGGTAGCGAAACACATTATCGTAATTTCTACACGTTACGAGCTAAACTATAACTTTCATGTATCTGGTTTACCACCATAGAATTATAGCGCAACACACTATAATATAAACGGCTGATATTACATACTAATATAACATTACACTTCAAAACAAACAATAACACAAAAAAGGAGATTTAAATTATGAAGAATTTTGAACTTATCGCTGGAAAAGAATCTTGTGTAAAGCTTGTAAAAATTAACGGTACAACCGCCCTTGCAAAAGATGCGAAGCCTTGCGGCAGACTTTTAGGAATTGTCAAAGGAACAGAAGATTCCACGGGAAAGGAAACTTACTATCTCTGTATGGTAACTAATGAGGGATTTGGCATTTATGCGACAGGTGTAAAGCGTGAAATTGACAAGATCGCTGACTTGTTAACAGACGCGGCAGCGGATGGAACTGATTTAATCATTCAGTGTACAACAGGGATTTCAAGAAATACGGGCATGACGTTCTTTAAAATCATGGTAACAAGTTTTTAATTACAATAACGGTCAACAGTGCGGTTGATATCCAAAACGTAGAACGGAAGCTTAATCAATTTGTTCATATCTATAAGGGACTGGAAACAGTCCCTTTTATAATTACATAATGTTAACAATTTGTTCACAAAATATCTCATATTTGTTCATATTTATATGTTAAACTAAAAGAAAAAAAACGAAAGTGAGGTATTAAATATGTATTTGGAAAGCCAATTATTACAACTTCAACATGCTATCGTATTAAGAGCACTTGACGACATTAAAACACCCGTTTTAAGACTCAAGTATTACCGCGAAGTTAGAAGCTCACTTGAACTGTACGCGCCACTGTATCATATGACAGCAGATGAAATGATACAAAGTGCTATCGCAAGTGGCTACATCGAACCTTTTACGGAAAGAGAGGTAGAGGAGTATGGCAAGTAAACAAAAGGAGCGTGTTGGCGAAGTCCAACGCGCAAAAGGGATTTTATATGATGTATCAAATGGAAAGTATGTGTTGCTCAAGAAACATTACACAAAAGATGAATCACTTCTTTTGTTGAGAACTTTAGGCAAGAGAGCACAAACCAGACTCGCAACCCTCAGAGAGTATTTTAGCGAACGCGGTAAACGTTACACTGGTGAAATCAACCCTATTTACGACAGATATAAAGGGTTCGACATTAAGTATCAAGGCTTATCCTTGCAAGCGATTCAGAAAAAAGTTACAACTGCTATCGAGATATTAAACGCAAAGCAATCAACTTACACGGGGTACAGGCAGTTACAAAATAAAGCATATCAGAAAATGATAGAGAATCATCCAAAACTAAAAAACTTATCTTTTGAAGATTGGAAGAAAATGACGACATATATGGGCGCGTGGCAATCAGCGCACGAGGGTGAACAGTACGATAGTGAACAGTTACTTGCTTATGCTAACTGGGCTGGAAATACACTGGGTAGCGGCTTCGATGGATTAGCAACCATGAATCCAGAAGATGTTGACCTTGACGCGTGGTTTTTAGATGTGCAACGTGAGGGTAGTTCTGGAGAGTGGCTATCTCTTGATCAAGATTTTGACGACATTTAAGAGAGGTGCAAACAATGGCAAAACGAAAAGAAAAAATTTCATATTGTAAAAAGTTTCTTTGTTTTGACATTGAAACGACTCACGAACACATATCGGAAGACTGTGACATAATCTACACATGGCATTGGTCGGTTATGGATAGCGACTATAACTATAATACATGCTCCTCATGGTCAAGTCTATATGACTACTTACATAACCAATATCAAACATTCGCCACGCAAGGCGAAAACCGCTTAATCGTATACGTTCACAACCTTTCTTATGAAATGGAAGCGATTATAAGAAACCTTGAGGGGCACACCATGACAGGCGGCTTCTACATGGACACTCACGAACCACTATATTTGATCATTGACGATGTTTTGGAGTTTCGATGTAGTTACAAGCTTACAAACAAGGGTCTTGCGGCATGTGGTGAGGATGTTGGACTTGAAAAGCTTGAAATGAACTACAAAGATATCGTAAAACCTGGTGAAACGTTGCCGCAAGACAAGGAGCGCTATACATACCGTGACGTTGAAATCATGGTGGCAAAAATCCACCAACTAGAAGAACAGGAGAATAAGCCGTTTTACGACTTCCCTTATACAAATACTGGGTTCTTACGTGATGAACTTCGCGCCATCATGAAAAAAGACGCGAAGTGGATGAAGATGTTTAAAAACACTTCACTTGACTACGATAGATATGTTATCTGTCGAAAAGCTTTCATGGGTGGATATACTCACGCTAACTATATGTATGCGGGGCAAATCATGGAAAACGTGGATAGTTACGACTTTGGTAGTGCATATCCATTCGCCATAGCGACAGAAAAGTTTCCTGTTGCACCTCTCAAGCGTTTACCAAATGCGAATATTTATGACTTAAAACGTTTACTCAATACAGACAACTATCTATTTATATGTACCATCACAGCAAAAAACGTTCGCGCAAAAGGTACGATGACGTTTCTTAGCTCCTCGCATTGCGAAGTATCAAGCGACAGTGTACTTGATAACGGAAGAATTTATAAAGCTGACATGATAAAAACAACATGCACTAGCCTCGATCTTGCGATTATTTTGCGAATGTACAAAATTGATGCTATCCGTGTCGATGAATGTTACTATTGCAGAGCTGACTACTTGCCGTCTGGTATAGTCTCCACTATGCTTAAATATTACAACAAAAAGCAAAGTTTAAAAGGTGTTGAGGGCGAAGAACTCAATTACGGAAAAGCCAAAAACCGTGTAAACAGCTTTTACGGTATGTTTGTTCAAGACCCTATTCACGATGTTGTAACGCTTGACGGTACAGAATGGAGTTTAGATCATTGCGCAATAACAAACAAAGAAGAAATTTCCGCACAGCTTGAAAAATTTTATAAGTCATTCAGAAGCTTTTTGCCATATCAAATAGGAGTTTTTATACCCGCATGGACACGCTATCATTTAATGTATGATATAGTGTCAAAAATTGATAGAAATGTTTTATATTGCGATACAGACAGTGCAAAAGTTATAAATCGAACTGAATGTTTGGAAGTCATAAACGGCTACAATGAATATGTGACATATAAAGTTGACCTTGCAATAAAGCGATATGGACTTGACTACACTTTACCAGACTTAGGAGTTTTTGACTGGGAAACGAAAAAGAAAGGCTCATGGTTAAAATTTAAAACTTTCGGAGCGAAGAAATACATATATCAAGAACAAGATGGTACATTGTATATGACTGTATCTGGACTCTCAAAGAAAGCCGTGAATTATCTAACATCCATTGAAGATTTTGAAATTTTTACAACTTTCGACAAAGATGTATCTGGAAGAACAATATCGCACCCAACAACAAACTCAATTCCAACTTATGATAATGGCGGCACATGGATAGAAGATACCACCTATACTTTGTCAATCTCGCCCGAATATGGCGCTTTGATTGGAATAGACGTTTATAGCATCAAACTAACTTTAATTACAAAAGACGGCAAGAAAGAAAACACAGATGTAGATATAAACAAACGTTTAGAAAAGTTTACTGTAAAAACTAGACACTTATCACCAATAATATTAGAAAAGATAGGAGAATGATATGGAAATTGAAAACCTTTATATAACAGTAGGTGACGAAACCTACATAAACATTCCATCATTGTATACTTTAAATGCTGACGTATATATTGTATTTGGTGAGCGTTCCGCGGGCAAATCTTATTCAGTTTTTAAAGGTTTGTTTGATGAATATAACGCAACAGGCGCACAGTTTGCATATATGCGTACACGCGAAGATTATTTAATACGTGGTAGAGCGTGGGCGGCTGTTGCCAACATCAAGCCATATGTAGAAAAAACATTGTGGAAAGAAGAAGCAAACTTGAATTACTATTCTGGACAATATCGGAAACAAGAGCTTGATAGAAATGGTAAATGGATGTATAAGCCATGTGGATATAGTTTATCAATCGCTTCATGGATGAAGTACAAAAGCAACGGTTTTGATGAGGTTAAAACTATATTTTTAGATGAATTTATCGAAGATGACGATACAACTACAATAATTCCACTGTCAACAAGTGAATTTCTTAAAGGATATAGCCAACAGTTGTCAACTATAATTAGACGTAGAAAAGACGTTAAAGTCGTAGCATGTGCAAATAGTATCAATCCAAAAAGTCCGTTGTTTGTTTATTACAACATTGACGCACGTAAACTTGAACAGGGAAAAGTTTATATTTTTAATAGAAAACTTGATGATGATAATTTAAAAATATGCGTCTTATATACTGAACCGCCAAAACATGCGCATGTATCTAAACATCTTGCAGTTTATGAGTCGCAAACAAGCGACATGACTATAACGGGTGCATGGCAAGAAAATATTTATCCAGATATTTATAAGCATTTATCATGGAAGTGGTACGCGGAACTTTCTATAAAAACCGACAGAATATATATAGAAGATTTCTCGATAACCGTCATACTGCCACATACGGAAAGAAGTCCACTTGTAATTGTAGACGGTAAATATAAAGCAAAAACTTGTTTACAGACAAATGAGCTTTATTTACCATCAACGCAAAAAATTATACAGTGGTTTTTGTACTATAAACGAACCTCACAAATCTGTGCAAGCTCAAAACAGGCAAGTGAAAAATTTAATGACTTAATAAAACGATTGATTATTGACAAAAATTAAACGTATGATAAAATAAAGATGGGACTACCAGACAGACCGTGAAGAACGGGGTAGTTGTGCAAACTGTCAGCACGGGCGTGGAGACACGCCCTCCTTATTGAAAGTGAGGTGCAAGATGGATATTAGTGCAGTTACACAAATGATTACAAGTGTCGGCTTTCCTATCTGTATGACGTTAATCTTATGTTACTATATCAAATACCAGACTGACGTCCATAAAGAGGAAACTAAAGAGTTGACAAACGCTATCAACTCACTTAGAGAAATGATATCAGAAATTAAAATTGAGTTGGAAGGTGGTGTAAAAGAATGACATATTATGAAGTAATTAAAAAGGCGTTATTTATGTATTACCATCGTGACGAATACGCTTATTTTTATGGTGCAAAAGGGCAAGTTCTAACCGATGAAGTGATGAACACACTTATTAGCCTTGAACCCGCATATTTTTCAAAGTACACAACACAGGAGTTGAGCGCATATAAAGCGTTTTCGCGTGGTAAAATTGGACTTGATTGCAGCGGCTTCGTTTCCGCTGTTGTAGGTGTGCAAAATTACAGCACTGGACACTATCATGACGGAGCAGAAAAAACAACACCACTTTTAGGTACAGAAGGAAACGGCTTATATTCATCTTTTGGCGGTAAAGGTAGACACGTCGGAATTGACATTGGTTATGGTTTCTTTCTGCATATGCCAAAAGAGGGGCATACCATCGAGTTAGGCAGAATCGCAGAATATGAATGGGAACACAGTTTTCACTTTGCAAACATTAACTATGAGGGGGCGAAAGCATGATTGATATTGAAAAAATGGTAACAACTTTAAGCATTCCAGACGGCATGACGGTTGATGAAATGCGAAGAATTGTTGTGGATGTTTTAGATATGGCGAAAGCCTCAAATGAAGCTGAGAAAGCAATTGCAACAGAAAACGCAACACTGAAAACGGAAAATGACAGACTCAGCAAGCAGAATTTAGAGCTGTTCAACCGCGTGACAACTTCCATTTCTCCGACTTCAAAAACAAAGGAAGATGATGAAGAAGAAAAAGAGGAAGTCACAACAGATGATATTTTAAGCTATTATATTTAAAGGGGGGTATGAATTATGGCAAAAACAACAAAACCGCTGACAAGCGCACAGCGCGGCGTCAATCTTTTTAACGATGCACGAAGAAATTCTTCAAATGAGTATATGAGGGCGACAGGCGAAGTCACAGTGGCGACTTCCATTAGCCACGCTATGACACCAATCGTCAAGTATGCTCCGTTCATGAATGAGTTTTTGCATTATGTTGTAAACAAAATCGTTATCCAGTCAGTAGAATCAAAGATGTATACCAATCAGTACGCAATGTTAAAAAAGGAAGGCTTCCCACTTGGAACAGACCTTGAAATGAATTATGTCAATCCAGCACTTGGGCGTGACTATGACATTTCTCTTGGAGCAACGCTGTTACAGGTAACAAAACCAGATGTAAAAACTTGCTATTTCCGTCAGAATCGAAGACGTCAGTTTCCAGTAACAATTCCTCGTGAACTTATGGAAGGTGCTTTCACCTCATGGGAACAGCTCGATAGTATGGTCACGGGTATGGTAACAAGTCTGTACAGCGGAAATGAGATTGAAGAAGAGCATTTAATTAAAAAGCTGATTCAGACTTCTGTAAAAAACAACGTAGTTGTTAAGAAGGATATTCCATGGGATGAAGCCGACCCCGCCGCTTCTTCTGTTGGTTTCATCAAGACGATTCAGAAAATTGCACTTGACATTACACATGCTTCAAGCGACTTCAATAACTATCAGGCATACGCAACCGCACAGGGAATTGCAGACGTTACACCAGCTATCACATGGACTCCGTCCGACAGCTTGTATCTGTTTGTAAGAAGTGATGTTTTAGTAAACTGCAATGTCGAAACATTAGCGGGTGCTTTTAACATGAGCAAAGCAGAGTTAGTAGGACGTGTCACACCATTCCCTAACTTTGATTATCTTGACTTCGATTCAGAGATTGATCCTGTAACGAAGTACTGGAAAACTATCAAGGATGATCAAAACATTCTTGCAGTACTTGCAGATGTTAACACTTTCGAGTACCGCGACAATTTGAGCACAAGTGGCGATTTTTACAATGCAGCGGGTTTATACCAGAATCAGTATTTAAACGTATGGCAGACATACGGTATTAGACCGTGGGGAAATGCTGTTGCTATTTGTAAAAACGCATAATAAAGGGGGGATAATATGACAACTGTATATCTGTTCGATTCGCCATTTGACGACAGCGGTAAACATTTGTTAATCCCGACAGAAAGAAACGCTGAGGGGTTCTTAAAAGAACTTCTCGGCGTTCTTCCTTATAAACGCTACGATAATGTAACGTGGGAAAGACAAGGACAGACTTTTCGTTGCCCAGTCCGTGCAGATGAGTTAAGACGCTATAATTACATGGCATATCAAAATGAATCAAGAATCGAATTTGCATATATTATAGACTATCAGTACGTTAATAATAAACTGACATATGTAAATACGTCTGTTGATTACTGGGCTACATACATTGATAAATTTACATTCCATCCGTCGCCAATCATGAGACAGCACCCTACAAATGACGGTCTATTTGCAAACTTTTATCCCGAACCAACACAAGTTGACAGGTGGGAAATTGCAAGAACTGAGTACGGTTTTTCAAAAGATGATGACGACTCCGTTTATCTCATGACGGCAAACAATACTGACACATACGAAAACCGTTCTAGTGATTTTTACGCGGCTATTGCAAATTTTGCAATGGGCGACTATGGACAAATCAGTAACTTCTTTTCGTTAGTATCCGTCAACCCTTGCGAATGTGGCGGCATAGTTCAAAGTAACACAAGTAAACTATCGAGAGCACAAGCGCTTGAAGTTGTTAAGCGCTATGCAAAGTGCGGTAGGCAAGAGGATATTATCGGAGCTTATCACGTACCCAAATTTTTCGCAACTGAAGTTAGCGGCGAAAATCTGGACAAAGTTGACAACCGCATAGGAGAGGTTGAGTTAGTGCAATCTTTTGTTGAAAAACCTTTATGGAATAAGTTGTACACTTCCCCACAATTCAATAAATTGACTGTCAATTGCGGCGGCAGTTGTAAAGAATATGATTTCCGTTATTTTGATGAGTCCGCACTACTAGCCAAAAAGTTTAAATTCAAGTGGGCGGCTAATCAGTCCCAACTGGGCGGTATTGTAATTACACCCGAACAGTATGGAAACGGCACAAACGGAGACTACTCCCTTGCAAGTAGTACGTGGGATAGTGTGCAGTTATCGACTACACAGTTAAACAATAGTGGTGTCATGCGTGACTTTGGCAACTTTGGCGTGGCTTCAATCGGCAATCTCTTTTCACTTGATATCAAGGGCGAACTTCAAGCGGCAGAAACTTTTGCAGAGAATTTAGGAGCAAAGTTTGAGGAGTCAGATCTTACAATTGGAAATCCTAGTGGAACTATCGCCATGTATAACGCTCTTTTCCCTATGATATCTGTTGCCTGGTATTATCCTTCATTGCAAGACATAAGAAAGTTTAACAATTATTTTTGTATGTACGGCTATAATTACAATGGTAGTTTAGCAGATATCGTTATTGATTCTTTGCCAATTGTAAACTACGTTCACACAAGCGGAGCAATCATTACCGCGGAAAACGCACCACAAAACGCAATCGCGTACATGGCAAACAGGCTTGATAGTGGTGTGTGGTTTTGGCACGGTATCGGAAACTATAAACACACTGATAAAATCTTAGAAAATCATTTTCCAGAAAGTGAGGGCGGTTAAATGGCAACTTATATTGGCGAAGCATCAAAAGATGAAAACGGCAATCTTAGGGGCGGTAAAGACGGAGATCAAAACGGGCTTGAAGTCCGCGTAACAGGTTGGTTTCCTCAAACAGGGGACGGTAGGCGCTGGGATTGGATAGCACGTATTCGCAACCGTCCAGACGTTGCAAGAGGAATTGCAACACTTATGATAGAGTCGTGTGATAATCAAAACGTTGGATATAATCAAGACAGACGGGAGACTTTCACAAATGAATGCAGAAAAGTTGGGTGGAAACCGAAAAACGTTACTACTCCGTGCGCGACTGATTGCAGTGCTCTAGTAGCATGTGTATTAAACTGTCTGAATATCAAAGTGAGCACAAGCATGAACACATATAGCGAACTTGGCGAATTAAAAAATACAGAGCTGTTTGACATATTATATGACAGTAAGTACTTGACAACTGGCGACAACTTGCAAGTTGGCGATATTTTGCACATGCCTGGACACACAGCAATAGTTGTACAAAATTCAGAATCTACACAACCAGTTCCCGATGAAAATAAAGAGAATGAACAGGTTGGTGCGCGAATGTGGATAAATTGGCAAGTTTTCGAGTCTGGAAAGGAATATACTGACAATAGTGGTTGGTATATAAACGGTGATAAGGGAAGGGCATACGGGCGATATCAGTTTGATTTTCGCTATGGACTAGTTCCTTTTATGCAATTTTGTATACAGCACTATCCTAATCTTTTTAGTGGTTTTCAACCCTACATTGATTTGGGTGTTGGAAATGAGCAACTTGTTAGCAACAGCGGACTGAAGCAGTTATTCATGGACTACACTAACAATCACTTAGCCGAATTTTCCAAAATGCAAAACTGGGCGATGTTTAACAACTACTATAGTTTAATCAGAAGTGAGATACAGAAACATTTGGGCTATGATGTATCAAACGTTGGGGCGTATGCCGTGGGAACTGCCGCAAGTATCGCAATTCGTGATAGTGGATATTGGGACGCTGTAAAGGATATCTTCACAGGCACAACAGGACACGAAACAGAAAGTGACTGGATAAAATTGGTCATGGCACGTCAAAACGCTAAAACGGGCGCGAATGACGGCAATCGTTGGACAACAACACAGTATAACCGCGTCTTTGCTGACATGCAAGCCCAAACAGGTGTTATCCAAATAGGCGAGGGTACAATTTCAGACTCCACAACCTCACACGCCCCCGTCAATCCCGCGGGAAGTGACGCGGGAAGTGCAAGTGGTAGCGGCACAACTGAGGTTGTACAACCAACAACGCCGCCCCCACCTATTGGCGGTATTGATGCTAGAAGCACGTTTTGTCCGTATTGGTCTTTAAAATACTTTGCAAATGTTTTGCCACTGAAAATTGATCATTGACAATGACGGTCAATACTGTATAATGTAAGTGGAAGGTTGAGGGCTGAGGGTGAGGGATAAATTTACCGCGTTCCATGTAGAGCGTAGAAAGTGAGGTGTTAAATGGCTAAAAGAAATGTTAAAAATCAGAATACACAAACAGAAAATTTATTGACCATCGGTCTATATTATACGTTTTTGCGTAGGATTGCTGTTGATGCGTGGACTTTTGAGGGACTGCCGTTTGATGACGATGACGTTTACAGACACGCAAATAATATTTTGAATGAAAATTTTGTACTTGGTAAGCTTGGGGGACTATGGAAAGAAGATGGTTTTTATGTTGTCGGTGATTGCACACAGTCAAGTACAAAAACGTGGTACGGCGGCGCGACAAAGTATCAGTGTAAAACATTTGTGAACACGGTAAGTAGAGATTTGAGCGAAGTGGCTACGCTAACGGCTAGCTTGTCACCATTTACAGATTATGATGTTGTTTCCATTAACGGTCTATGCCGACACTATGCCGCGTTGCTTTACGAATGTGATAGGTGTATAAATGTGAATTTAAAGGCACAGAATACGCCCGCTATTCTTAATGCACCGGATGGACAAGAACTGACATTTGCTAATATGTATGAGGAAATCGCGGGTCATAAGCCTGTTGTTTATACTAGGGATATGTCGCCGCTTAAAAGTCAGTATGATGATATTAGGCAGATTGTTTTCCAGACGCCCGCGCCATTTGTTGCGGGAAATGTGGAACAGCTTAAATCAATGTTAATGTCAGATTTTATGTTTATGCTAGGTGTTAATGGAAGAACACAGTCTAAAGTTGCACAGGTGTCAAGCCTTGAAGTTATGCAAGACGCCCCGACACTTATGGTTTTGCGAAACTCCTATGAACAGGCAAGACAAAATTTCTGTGATCAATGCAACAAGAAATTCGGCTTGAATGTTACAGCAACGTTTAATGACTCAAATATTGGCGATGTTGGACTTCTTGATCAATTCTCTGTGATGGATACCAATAGGGACACGGTAGAAACTGTTAAGAATGCTGGTTTAGAATCTCAAGAAAAGGGGGCTGGTGAAGATGACAATTCCAATGATTGACACTAACTTTGTAGATAATGACAAGTATTGGTATGATGTGGGGGCGGCTTATACGCTCCATGTGTATGATATTTTGCAAAATTCGCAAATTGGAAATGATCGTAGATCGAATAATAAATTGTTTGATAATTACGACTTTGCCGCGTTCGGACTTGATGAGTACCCCGTTTTCAGTGAGGAGTATAGAAAGCCAATTAACGATATGATCATTCGCCACTTTTTGGAGTGGGAAATTGGTTACGAAACAGACTTTCTTTTTCGTGAGCATATGAGAGCTGACATGGCGCGAATTATGCCCGAACTGAATTTAAAGCTAAAGGCACGGCTTGAGGCTTACAACACGGAGAAAATGTTTGAGACGGAAAATAATGTAAGTGAGCATGTAAGTGATGATTGGCATAAATTCTTGGACACGCCTCAAGGACAAACTGACATGATTGACGACAACTACTTAACAAATATGAGTCAAAATCATGTTGATGACCGCACGACTCACACGGGTTCAAGTGGGACTGCCGCGGCTAATGCACAGACTTATACAAGTGCCGTGTGGGATTTTGAGACAGAAATTTGTGATAAACTGAAACACAATTTCTTGGGGCTGTTTAGATAAACGTTGACGAAAATATTACTTGTGGTATAATGTGAGTAGAATTATGAAAGTGAGGTGTAGAAAATGGCAAATATACCGATTATCAATCCACCAGATAAAGAGCATTTGGGCTTTTGTTGGCATCATCAATTTACAATTCCTTTGCTTTTTGATGATTGTTTGTCGCTTCTGCAAAAGGTATGCGCTTTGTGGGCAAAGCTAAATGATGTTATTGACGCATTGAATGTGTTTAATGACGAATTTAATGCGTGGGCGAAAAGTGTAGAAGAATCGTTAAAAGATTTGTATGCTAAGTATGAGGCACTTGATACCAGAGTGACGAATATCGAAAATGAGTTGCAGTCTATCCAAACAGAATTGACCAATATCAAAAATGACATTTCAAATATCGAGCAACGTTTAGACAATGTTGAAAACAGATTAACGACTGTTGAAGGTAAGATTGAAGATATACGTCAATCAATTTCCAACATTAACGAGTCAATCGAAATTTTAGAGTCTGACTTAACCGCGTTGGAGGCAAGTGTGAAAAAGTTGGAAGATTTGTTGAAAAATCTAAACATTATTCCACCTATTGATATTTATAATGCGACAGATGAGGAGTTCAGAACTGGACTTTGGCAGAATTGGTGGGATTGGCTAAAGAGTAAACTATATTTTAATGTACCTGATATTGCTAATGGTTGGGAATACTCTCCGAACGTAGTTTGGTGGGACACTACGACACGTCTACCGCGGTATTTCCAGTTAGGGCGTGTAACACAGCCTATAACATTATGTAAGTTGCCTTTTGTTGCAGTCAGAAAAAATACTTTTGATCATGAGCCAACAATCGCAGATCTGCATGATATTAGTCCGAGATTTAATAATGATGCTTTTACTGCCGGAACTGGTTTTTTTGATTTTACATTAACAACCCCTTTTGGATATACCATGGATGAAATCAAATTTCAAACTTCATATATTCCTTTTTTGCCAACTAATAGCAAGCTTTATTATTCAAGAACGGGCGGTGTAATTGATTCGATAAAAAATATCAACTGTGGAGTACGTTTGCAAGTACCGTCAACAGGTACATCTGCAAAGCTCTGTGTTACAAGCGACATCTTAATTATGGGTGCATGCCCTAATAGTGTACCTATCACAGATAATACAAAGTGGGATATGTACATTTACGCTATTGCAGAAAATGGATAATTTTAGAAAGTGAGGTATTGCATATGGATTTATTGAAATATTTAGAGCCAATGAAGAATTTGCCAGAAAGGTTTTCCAATCTTGCGTTTTGGCGTGGGGTGAGAAAGCTGAGGGATGAGGTTGTTAATGCGTTTGAGTATGTGGATAGTTGGGGGGAGAGCATAGAAGCTTCACTTGATTCACAGTATAATGGGTACGCATCTTATGGCATGTCAAACCCTATTACAGATTTTACAGCCCTTATAAAAATTGATTCTATTAGTCAATATAGTGATGGTGTTAAGATACAGTCTAGTTATACTGATATTTCTGTTACTGTTCCTAGTGATTGTGAACTAGACCGCGTCTCAAACTTTATTCCAGTTCTTTTTATTGATGGTGGAAGCCCTAGTGTAATTGCAGACCTTTCTACACTTTTAGACGTGAAAGTTACAAATAAAGATCCATCTGGAAGTTTTACTTTGACACTTTCACCATCCGGAGCCGCCCCAAATATACAGTATTACGTACCTTTGCCAAAAAATTTCTTTATCAACCCGACTGGTAATATAAAGTTAAGTGTTCTTATTCTCTACAAAGTATAATAAAAGCCGCCAAAAATGGCGGCTTTTGTTATTTGGTTGGGAATGTGATTTCCAGAAGATAGGCAAGGGATGTTAAGACGAATGCCATGCTCGTAAGCTCTTTTGAGGTTTCAACCTTTTTTAGTTCGGTGACGTACGCTTTTATCATACGTCTAGCAATTGCGTTCTTGCCATATCTAATAACTAGCTCTGCAATTTCATCATACATTTGATCTCTCTGTTTTGTGGTTAATGCATCCATATTCAGTCCTCACTTTCTGTCTTATAATACTTCGTCATATTTTGTATTTGTAAAGTGCTCTACAATTTCATGCTCTGCTAACATTGCCGCGTCTTGCGGACTATTTGCATATAATGCCATTGCCATTACAGTTTCATGATTGTTCTTAAATAATACATGATATCGTCTCATTTTAGTCCTCACTTTCTGTCCTTATTCCAAAGTATAGTCTCTTGTGTTCAATAGCGTTTCTGAAGGTACTTTTTACTATACTATACAGATTATCTATTGTTGTAAAATCCATCGCACCATATGAACCTTTAAAATGGTGACATGGATAATCGAAACGAACTGTATTTGCATCAAAGTCTATTAAAATAGTACAAATGAGTCTGCAATTGTTATAACGTTCTTCGTCAAAGATTGTTACTCCAATAACGTATGTATTGCCGCCAATCCAACTATTAGAAAATACCATTGGTTTAGGTGTCATTTCACAAAGCGATTCTGATAATTTCCATAGTCTAGTATACTGTTCTTTTATTGTCATTGTGTTACACCCCCTTCTATTATAAGGATCTTCCACACCATTCACGCGGTTGATATCTACTATAATTTTTCTTCCATGTGTTCTATAAATGAATTGCTTTGCCGCGTCATTTATATTGTTTCCTGTTGCTGTTGCATAGTCGGTTTCATCGAGGTCTAAATCATAATACTCAATTACATATAACATAATATTTATACCTCACTTTCTCCTGTTAATCTCTTGTGGATATCGTCACGAGCCACCCAGTATTCGATAGTCATGTAATTTGTTGATCGTCTGCCCTTATAGAAACATGGTCTTGTGCGAACTACGCCTTTTCCATACTTGCCGTTATATGCGTGTACGGTTGAGCAACCTTCGTTCATGTAACCTGGTATGTCTGCACATGTTACATAGTGCAAGCCGCGTCTGTGACAATAGTCGCGAGTGTCGTCTAATAATGCGTTCATTTCTGGAATATCGTCAATTGTGCTGCGCTTATAGATCCCGTAAAGATTCATATTTACTCCATTCCCCCCCGTTATGCCGATAGGACAGCTATGATATTATTTAGTATGTTAATGTTGGTCTATTGTATCTACGTGATTCGTGCAACCCTGTTGCGGGTTCAACATATGAACTCCATACACCATTGATAACATTTGCCATTGATAATTGTAAATCTAAGTATTTACGCATTGCATAAGATATTTCATTATCATAATATTGCGATATCATGTCACGCATGAATTTGCGTGCTCTAGCTTCGTACGTATGCCCTGTTTTACATTTACTTAAATCTGCTAACGTTCGCTTTAGTTCGCTGTGCGCTTTAAGATATACCTGTCTCTTTTTATCTAACATGTCAAAGTCAATATTTGCAAGGGTTGTAAGGCTAACGTGATGCCATTCTGGATTGATAATTGCTTCATATCGTTTCCATGTTTTGCCGCAAGTTTCTTTTCCCTTGCATTCATTGCCTTTTCTGTCGGCTATACAGCAAAAACATTTATCATTGTACATTTCTGAGATTGATGGAAAGCCGCCAAACATGCCATATAAACAATTTTTTGGTACTTTCTTTAAATTACTGCAATCAACATCGACATGTGGTATGGTTTCAATTGTGGCTTCTTCTAGTTCTGAGGTTTCTACTTCACGCTTCATTGTAACAAAATGATCTTTTCTTGTCATTAACTCTGCTAACATCACTGTTATGACATGCTTATCAGTCTTAAACTGTGTTGAGCGTGAGTTCATAGCACCATATTTGAGGGATGTAGTACCGATTGAATTACCATAATTATAAAAACATACTTCATAATCATATCTATCATCATGAAACGCTACTGAAATCATTGAACAACGAATTTCTGTATAACCGTCATATACCAGATGCTTTTCACAATTGTTATATGCCATTTCTTCAAAAATCTTTCTAATCTTATTTGCCAATGCTTTATTTGTCATATTTACACCTCTCTGCTAGTCTTTCCTAACCGTCTTTGCTTTTCTTTTCTCTTTCTGATTATATTATAGCAAATATCAGAATATATACAATGATATAATTTAACCTCTTACCAGAATATTTCTTGATCTTTTATAGTTCATAGTTTGTTAACATTAGTGACATGATTTGTTCACACATAATCGAACACTTTCTCGAACACCCCTCCGTGAAATTTTTAACAATATATTTTTCACACGTTACCACTT